CCTCGAAAAATCGTCCTTCTCCAACATTGAACAGCAGTCGCTGGAATTCGTGAAGTATACGCTGGCCCCGTGGATCAGCCGCTGGGAACAGGCCATTCAGCGTTCGCTTCTGCTCATGTCCGAGCGAACACGCTACTTTGCCCGATTCAATGTGGAGGGTTTGCTGCGCGGGGATTATCAGTCCCGCATGAACGGTTATGCCGTGGCTCGCCAGAATGGCTGGATGTCGGCCAATGACATCCGCGAGTTGGAATCCCTCGACATGATCCCTGACGAGCAGGGCGGTAATCTATACCTGATCAACGGCAACATGACCAAGCTGGAAGATGCCGGTCTATTCGCCGGTCAACCGAAAAAGGAGGCTCCTAAATGAAGAAGTTCTGGAACTGGGTGCGCGATGAAACCACTCAGGAGCGCATCCTCCGTCTGGAGGGTGCGATTGCAGAAGAATCTTGGTTCGGCGACGATGTAACGCCTGCCGCTTTCAAGAATGAATTGCACGCTGGCGACGGCCCCATCACTGTCTGGATCAATTCTCCGGGCGGCGACTGTGTAGCTGCTGCGCAGATTTATAACATGCTCATGGACTATCCGGCAGACGTTACCGTAGTCATCGACGGCATTGCGGCATCCGCCGCCTCTGTCATCGCCATGGCTGGCACTACGGTCAAGATGTCCCCGGTTTCTCTCATGATGATTCACAACCCGCTCACCGTTGCCATGGGCGACAGCGAGGAAATGCGCAAAGCGATTCAGCTTCTGGATGAGGTCAAGGAAAGCATCATCAACGCTTACGAGATCAAAACCAGCATGAGCCGCACGAAGCTGGCGCACCTCATGGATGCTGAAACGTGGATGAATGCCAAGAAGGCGCTGGAGCTTGGTTTCTGCGACGAGATCATGTACCAGCCCGAAGCTGAACAGCAGGATTCCCCGGAAGACAGCTTCGTTTTCTCCCGCAGGGCTGTGACCAACTGCCTGATGGATAAGGTCAAGGCCAAACTGCCCAAACCCGAACCCCAAGTAAGAGTGTCAGATCTCGAAAAGAGGCTGGCACTTTTGAAGTATTAAGGAGGATGACTATATGAACGCTATTCTGGAACTGCGCGAAAAGCGCGCAAAGGCGTGGGATACCGCCAAGAATTTCCTCGACTCCCGCCGTGGTGGTAACGGTATCATGTCCCCCGAGGACTCTGCGGCATACGACCGTATGGAAGCTGATGTTATCAACCTCGGCAAGGAAATCGAACGTCTGGAGCGTCAGGCCGCCATTGACAATGAGATGGCGAAGGCGACCAGCAAGCCCATCATTGAAAAGCCCGGTACTCCCTCTGACAAGATGAAGTCCGGCATTGCCAGCGATGAGTATAAGACCGCATTCTGGCAGAATCTGCGCTCTAAGAATCCCGAACGAGAGGTTATCAATGCCCTCCAGATTGGCACTGATGCCGAAGGCGGCGTCCTTGCCCCGGATGAATACCAGCGTACCCTCATCGAAGCGCTGGAAGATCAGAACATCTTCCGTAAGCTGTCCCGTGTGATTCACACCAGCTCGGGCGAGAACAGGATTCCTGTTGTGGCCTCCAAGGGTACTGCTGCTTGGATCGAAGAAGCTGCCATGTATCCTGAATCTGACGATACTTTCGGCATGGTTTCCATTGGTGCTCATAAGCTGGCGACCATGATTAAGGTGTCCGAGGAACTGCTCAACGACTCCGTGTTCGACGTGCCTGCCTACATCGCCAAGGAATTCGCTCGACGCATCGGTGCTGCCGAAGAAGAAGCCTTCTTCACCGGCGACGGCAAGGGTAAGCCCACTGGCATTCTTGCCGACGGCGGAGCAGAGCTTGGCGTAACCGCTGCCAGCGCGTCTGCGATCACCATGGACGAGGTCATGGATCTGTTCTATTCTCTCCGCGCTCCGTATCGCCGCAACTCCGTATTCATCATGAATGATTCCACCGTCAAGGCGCTGCGCAAGCTCAAGACGCAGAACGGCGACTACATCTGGCAGCCCTCCGTACAGGTTGGCGAGCCAGATAGGCTGCTGGGCCGTCCCATCTACACCTCCACCTTCATGCCTGCGTTGGAAGCGGGTGCCAAGGGCATCCTGTTCGGCGACCTCGGCTATTACTGGGTGGCTGATCGTGTTGGCCGCAAGTTTAAGCGTCTCAACGAGCTGTATGCGCCCACCGGTCAGGTTGGTTTCCTCGCGTCCGAGCGAGTGGACGGTAAGCTGATCCTGCCCGAGGCAGTGAAGTGTCTGCAGATGAAGGCGGCGACCTAATGCGTCGCCTTCTCTCTTTGGGGAGGTATCCATGTGAACAAGTACCAACCAAGAAACTACACCGCCCACGGCGGAAAGGAAACCGTGATTGGAGGAAAGGTTACCTTCCTTCCCGGCGCAGAAGTAGAGGGCCTGCCAGCTGCCGTTTTGATGCCGAAGGTTTCCGCACTGCCCGACAGCGACGCCAAGTCCGTCGCGCAGCTGAGAGAGGACTACAATACCCTCCTTGGGGCGCTTCGTGCCGCTGGCATTCTGGCGTCTGAGGTGGTGGCAGAATGATTGTTTCTGTGGATGAACTGAAAGGCCACCTGCGTATCCAGCACGACGAAGAAGATTCCCTCATGGAATCGCTTCTTTTGCAGGCGCAGGCTGCTGCCAATGATTTCTGCCGGACGGAGTACGACACCGAAGCTCCGGAACCCGTCCGGCTTGCTGTTCTGCTCATGGCCTCTCATTTCTACGAAAACCGCGACAATTCAGATAAAGCGGCTTTCATGACGATGCAGATGGCCTTTCATGCGCTGCTCTACCCGCACAGGGTCATTGAAGATATGTTTTAAGAGGTGATTCCATTGCACATCCCGCACCCGGGCCAGCTTCGCCACATGGTGGAGATTGGCCGCACAACGAATATCGTCAACGAGAACGGCTATCCCGAGGCTGCGGATCAGGTTATTTGCCGGGTATGGGCTGGCTGCGAGGATGATTCCTCCCGATATTTCTTCTCTGCCGACACCGAAAATGCTGAACGCGGCCTGTGCTTCATCATCCGGTGGCGCAGCGATGTTTGCGCTGGTATGTGGGTCATGTGGAATGGCGAGAAGCAGATGATCACCAAGGTTGGTGAGTATGACTTCAAACGCCGGTATATGAAGCTGACCACGGAATCCGTGAAGGGAGTGAACTGACCATGAAACAGGTACAGGACGCTCTCCGGCCCACAGGTATTCCCACTTTCGCAGGTGCGTGGAAAGCGACGCCGGAGCATCAGACGCCGCCCACCGAGTATCTGGTCTATACGACCATGACTACCGAGGGCGAGCACTGGGATGATACCGTCCGGAAGTATCGCGTTTACGTCTACCTCAATCTATGGACGCTCACTGACCCGACCGTAACCATTCGGCGGGTACGCGCTGCCATGCGGCAGGCAGGCTTCGCCATGGAGGACGAAACCGACTCCTACAATGATGACACTCGCCAGACGCTCATTGCGTGGACGTGGGTGCTGGAAATGGAGGCCGAAGATGAGTCTGGAATTTAAGGGCAGCGTTGAACTGCGCGAGGATCTGACCCAAATGGCCGACATGCTCCGCACATCCGGAGGCAACGGAAGCAGGGCCTGCAACTGGATTCTCCAGAATGCGGCTCAGCCCGTTCTCAATCAGATGCTGCACAATGCTTCCACTGACCCCAAACGCAGGTCTGGCGTCCTGCTCCGATCCATCAAAATCGGCAGGGCTGTCCGCAAGCGCAAGGGCGGTTATCGCGTGACCGTGGGCGTCCATCGCAAGGACGGCGGCGCGGAATACGCAAACCCGGTGGAATTCGGCCACGGCGGCCCGCACCCGGCTCCGCCGCATCCCTTCGTCCGCCCGGCCTTCGACGCCAAGGTGGACGAGGCCTACGACAAGGTTAAAGAACAACTTCGAACCGCCCTCGATGCCCGAGGGCTTTTATAATGGAGGTAAGAAAATATGGCTGCTACTGCTGCTCCCGCCGTAGCTTCTACGGTTGGTTTTAAGAACATGGTCATTGCGCCTCTCACGAAGGACGATGATTCTGGCACCACCTATGGCGAACTCCAGAAGGTCGCTGGTGCCATTGAGGCCAGCATCACTCCTGAGAACAATGATCCCGACATCCAGTATTATGATGACATCGAGGGCGACGTTCTCTATCCCGACCCGGAACTGGCCTTCAAGACCAAGCTCGCCGATCTGCCCCTGACCATTCAGGAAATGATCTTCTCCAACAAGATCGACGATAACGGCGTCCTGATTCGTGCGTCTGGCGACAAGCCCGGTTATTTTGCTGTGGGCTTCCAGAGCGAAAAGTCCG